CACGTTTCCAATGCTGCTACGACCTGGTTGTTGATTGCTTTAGCGCTTCCAAAGGATGAAGCGTAGGATGATACTTGGACACGCGGGTGTCTCAGACTGCTGCGCCCTTGGTGCGAATAGTCCGGGAGGTCGTCGATCGTCTGATAGACCACGTAGGGGGTCAAGATTCCCTGTGCGATCGTCACTGCCGCGATATGCGTCACAGGAACGAGCGCGGTCAGGGCCGTGAAGGTACTCAGGCGTGAGAAGATCGCTGCGTCAAGGTCCGTCATATCTTGATGTTCTCCAGTTCTTCATTCAGCGCGTCGGTGAATATTCGCAGGATAGTGTCCTTTTCCTTGTCCAGCGTCGGGACCATGGCCGGATGCGCGGGCGTGGTCGGAAAGCCCAGCTCCTGCGCCATGGCTGTTGCGGTCTTGCTCTTGACGGGGCCAATGTCGACCTCATAGGTTGGATAGCGGTCCCTCACATTGGAGGCTATAAAACTGTTCTTGAGCCGATGTGCGGGATGGTCCTTGCCGACATACGTGTTCCGTTCGATGCGTACAACGAGGTATGCAGCTGCGTCCTTGAGCGCCGTGCCGATTTTCCGCTTTGCCACGCGCTCGCTGAGCGACTTCAATTTTGCCTCACAGTCCTCTAGACCAGTAATAGAAATGGTCACTTTACCGCTCATGCTGCCAGCTCCTTGCACATCAATTCAAGCGACGTGTGCTGCATTTCAGGATCGATGAGGTAGAGGATGATGTAGGTATGCTGTCTATAGATCACCTGCATGTTCTCTTCGACTGTCGCAAGGTATCGAATAGTGACTTTCAGAGTAATCTCACTCTGAGATTGCTTGGAAGCGAAAAGGAGCCCGCCACTCAGGGGTTCGACAGCAGCCCACACCGTCGCCAGGGTCACGAAGCCCACGACAGGCTGCCCGTAGGCATCCTGTGTCGTAGAAGGGTACTGAATCACGACCCTGCGCTTCAGGCGGCTGCTATCCATCAGAGTGACCAGCGGTACAGATTCAAGAGAGCTTCGACGGCGTGCGGAAGAGCTGCTATTGTGGCCCGTGTGCCGGTGATGACCGTGCCTCGTTCGTCATACCAGTCCTTGATGAGCAGAAGCATGGCCTGCGTCAATGGAGCAGGTACCGCGGCGACCGTACCATACACCAGTGCAAAGTGCACAGTGAACGGCAACACGGGAGGAGTGACAAATGCCACCGCGCCCGCTGTGACGGTATAGTCAGCCGGTGGAATGACCTGTGGATCACCGTTTCCATCCACATAGGTGACGGATGACACGGTGAGCGTCTCCGTCGGTGCACCATACCCGGCGGTGAACGTGATAGTGATCGGATAGCCAGCTGCTGAGATCTCCGGCCAGCTAAAGGTCGATGATGGTTCGATGGTCCCTGGATCGCCCGGTGTGACAACGTACTCACTCGCCGGCAGCGTGTGGGGCGTGTTGCTTGCATCCAGGTAGGTGATGGACACGACTGACTGGAGCGGAGGCCTCGGCATGACGACCTTGCTGCCCCACGCATTGCGTGACATCCTGCTCCACCCGCCCCGGAACAGCGTAGTCCAACTGATGTGCTGCCAGGTCCACACTTGCGTAACAAGCGCCCGCCCGGTGGTCTCTTCGACATATGCACGGGCTGCCGTGATCAGGGCGCCAATGGAAGCGTCCTCGTCGGCTGTTTCAACGCGAGCCTGAACTTTGGCTTGCGCCAGCGTGACCGGTTCAACCGCGGGCGGTACTGAGAGCAACAGGATGTCGTCCATGGTTTATGCGCCCGCTAAGACAGCCTTGGCGGCTGCCGCGATGGCTTTGTCATCGTTCTTGGCGAGGAAGTCGCGAACGTACTTCGGATCCCCAGCGAAGATCTCTTTGACCGTCTTGCCCTTGTACTTGCCGAAGGGAATGACTGGCTCCAACTCGACAGCGCCGATAGCAGAAGTAATGTCGACCGTTCTTGTCTCGACCTTTGCCAGTACGGCCTTCTCCATCTGAGGAAGTACGGCGTAGTGCCCCCTCAGGAAATCTCTCCCTTGCTCTTCTGGAACTTCGACATCCGTCCCGGCGTGGTAGATTCCCATCGGCCCGGCGGCTGTAGCAGTCATGTGCACAAGCATGTGATCCCTCCGAGGGGGCGTTCATCGCGCCCCCTATAGGTGTTGGTTAGACGTTCACAGGAGTGACAAGCAGACCGGACGACAGGCAACCGGTTGTAACGGCCAGCTGAGTCACGGGCCTTTTGCCGCCCCAGCGGATGACAATCATGGAACAGATCACCGCGTTCGCCACACCCGGCGTCATCGTGAACTTGATGTACCTCTTCGTGGGTTTGACCACCTCGAGGACCTGGACGATGCCCGAGACGGGAGTCGCTGGGACGGTGTAGGAGATTCCGCCCGCGTACTCGGTCGTGGCACCAGTGGAAGCGTCGCCGCCGTAGGCCTTGAGGCCGAGCGTTCCGGTCGCAAGAAGCGTGCCGTAGGAGCAGATGCAGAGAGCGCTGTCGTACCCGGCCATGTCCAGGACAGCAGAGTCCTTGGCGGTCTGGCCAGCGGCATAGTAGCCCTGTTCCTGGGTGATGATGGCATTCTTCAGGATGCTCTTCATCGCGTCACCTACTAGGCGGTCATCGCAATGCGAGTGAAAGCCTCGGGCAGAATGGGCTGACCATCCGACCAGAGCTCGCCGTAGAACCCGGTCTCGCCGGTCGCGATGTGCAGTTCCTTGGCGACGGCGATAGAGATGCCAAGGCTGTCGACGATGTTGTACCCAGCACCGAAGTCACCCAGGATGCCGACGTACAGGTTCGCCGTGAAGACGTGCGGGACGTAGGCCGACTCGTGGACGGGCATGTTTAGGATCTTGTCCGGGGCGCCGGTGACGACCGAGCCGTACCAGATGTAACGGCCTTCGAGATCCTTCAGCTTGGCGATGTTGTAGATCGCTTCGCCCGAGAACATCCAGGCTGCGTTCAACCGGTAGTCCTCGGCGATGTTGAATTTCGCGCCAAGCAGGCCATCGATGGTGAGGGCGGTCGCTGTGTTGCCGATCGACCAGTCACGGTCGGTGTTGATGCCGTTCGCGGAAACCGTGAACACGCCGAGAGGCTGGTTGGTACCTGAACCGTTCAGGTAGCCATTCTCCATGGCTTTCCCGAACTTGAAGGTGAGACGCTCCCGGACCTTAGCCTCAACGTCGATGGCCGAGTTCCGTAGGAGGGCATTGCTGATCTTGATGGCCTTCCGGAGGACCTGCGGCTTGAGCTCGCGCTTGCCGAACTTCATGGCCGTGTCGAGCGTGGCCGCGGTGATCTCGCCCGTCCACTCGGCATCGGAGGCATCCGTGTCGAGCGTGGGCTTGCCGAGGGAATCCGTACCGGAGATCGTGTCGATCTTTGCCATCTGGCGCACATAGGACTTGGCGTCGACGCCCTGGATGAGCTCAGCTGCGAACTTCTCAGGGACGAGATACCCGCCGTCGGCTTCCACCGACTGTGTGAGGGTACGCTCTTCGACCTCGGAGAGATGTCCTCTCCGCAGGAACTTGTCGAAGGCGGCACGCTGTTCGTCCTTGGGTGCTTCCATGCGAGCATTGCCAGCAGCGATCACCGGCTGAGTCTCATGCAGGGAAGCTTCGGCGTCTTCCTGCTTCTTACGCAGGTCGGCGTCCTTAGCCAGCTTGTCAACATCCTTCCAGATGTTGTCGTACGTTGTCCGCTCTTCAGCGGTCATGTCGCGCTTCTCACCGTCGGCGCGGTCAAGGATCTCTCGCCCATTGGTGATCAGCGTTGCACGTTTCTCAAGAATCTCGCGTACATTCATGTCGCTACCTCCTGGGTAGTCTTTAGTTGCTGAGCTCAGCAAGCCTCAGCTGCTCCCGCAACACAGAGGTTGGGGTCATGGGTTCGGCTATCGGGTCAGGCTGCGCCCCAGGGCGTAGACCTTGAGTGGCACGGTAATCGTTCAGGACATCAAGTCCTGAGCGCACAGAACAGTCGGTCGTGGGAAAAGCGGGGAACGTGACCGGACTAACGTCGAAGAGTTTCACTTCCTTGATCGTCCGAATGGGGTAGTTGGGATCCGTCTCGTCCCACTCCTCTTTCGTGACCTGGAAGGCATAACTCATCTGATTGAGATCGCCGCGCTTCATAGGAGAGATGACCATGTCCTTGACGAGCTGCGTGTCCGGCGCATGGATAATAGTGAACAGGCCTTTGTCATCCTCTGAGAGTTCTAGCGTTCCAGAGGTTGTGCGCCCGAGGAGATACTCTTCCTTGTGATTGAAGAGGGCCCGCACATCATCTTCTTTCACGGCGCGAGCGAACGCTCCTTTGGCGACTCTCTCCTTGAAGAAGCCGCCAATATCAGCGATGGTATCAAAGACTGCGGCATGGCCGGTAATAATCGGTGCTGCTGCATCCCCTTCCCGAAACTCACAAGGAACAGTGCGACGTTCGATCTTCTCAGGCATGACAGGCCTCCATATCAGCATTCACAGCCTCCAGCATTCCAGAGGCAAGAGACGCGGGCGAGTTCTGCGCCCGGTCGGCATACCACGATTCCACTCCCTGCATAAGATCTGTGATTCCATCTTGAGATAGACTGACAACGCCAAGCAGTACAGACTCTTCCGACGCGGCGTATCTCCTTGCCTGCACTTGCGCGAAGAGTTCTCCGATGGCAGTGTCCACGTCCTTGCCCCCACCGATTGCACGAAGATGTACGGTGATGGGTGCTGAAAGCCGCTCTGCAAGGACTTTACAGAGTGATGTAGAGCAGTATTCATGCAACCAGAGGGTAAAGCCAACAACGCCTGATGAATTAAGGGCCTTTCGGCCTTCGGTCAGCACGTCGTGCTTCTCTCTCTTGCGGATCCCTTCCATGACATCAGCAAGAACTGGGACTAGAAGAGACCGGGTCGCCTTGGCGTCGGCCATGTTCAGGGGTTCCAGGAAGCGGTCGCCCTGCGGTCCAATGCCGTTGAGGTTCTCCATGGCTCTGATCTCATTCACGCTCATGTAGCCCCACTGACGCGCGAGCGCATGGGCGGCATTCCTTGAAGCGGTGTCACCACGGAGAAGGCCATCGACTACAAACTCGGCAAAATACGTCTTGCGCTCGCGCTCGAGGAACAGAGCTGACAACTGCTGTTCGATGTTCACCAGCCACGGACGCAGCGTGTAGACCACAAACTGGATTGCGAGGTTTTCGATATTGCTGAACGTCGAATGGTCCAGGTCACCTACTAAATGCGGGGGGACCCGGAAGATGGAGGCGATCTCTTCGCGTGAGAACTTCCGTGTCTCCAAGAACTGGGCGTTCTCCGGAGGAATGCCAATGGTTGTGATGTCGGCACCACCTTCCAAAACTGCCGTTCGGTGTGCATTGGATAAACCTTTGTGGGTCGCATCCCACGTTTCGGCGATTCCTCTGGCCTTGTCGGATCCCACCGTGCCGACAAGCTTAAGGACGGTCGACGGATTGGCGTTGTTGGCGAAGAACTGATTGCCAAACTGCTGTGTCGCCAAGGCAAGACCAAGGGTTTCTCTCGCCTTGTCGATAGGAGAATACCCGACAATCCCGTCGAAAGACAGGCCATGCAGATGAAGCACTCGATAGTCCGGGAGCTTCACTGTCTGTCCGTTGGGGAGGCTATAAATGTAGGTCAGACTCAGATCGTCGTTCTGCCAGATCTGCATCTTGTCCGGGCGAAGAAGAAGCAGGCCAGTGACGCGCCCGCCGTCGTCAAGCTGGATCTCCGAGTAGGAGTTTCCCCAGCCCAGCAGATGACTGACCGCTGCCTGTCTCCACGCGAACGAGGTCATGTACTTGCTGACCCGGTCATGCAGGAGCGCATACAACTGATGATCGATCGCCCGTTCCTTACCGTCCTTCGTTCGCTTGTAAACATCGAGAGGGAGCGATGCTATCGTTGAGGCCATCAGGTCGATGCATGAATACACGGTCGTGAGGCTGAGCGCCGTCTTCTCTGTGACAGTTACGCCTGAATTCACTGGCTGCCCACCCATCATCATGCGAAGAAACTCTGGATCCGTCGAGGTCAGCTGCCACGCTCTCTTTAATCTCTGCCCAAGTGTCATGTTTGCCCTCCAACCGCGCCCGCTGCCAGTGCCGTTTCTACTTCCTGCTTGAACAGGAAGTTGTAGGCAATGGCGTTAATCTCTGCCATGCCCCGCCCGTCTGCTTGACGATGGTACACGCTACGGTGCAATGCCTTTGGCATATAGATGACTTGTTCGTTGTCCACATGGTGGCCTTCGCTGCCGCCAAAGGGGTCATTCAATGAAACAAAACCCAGGGCGCGGCGCTTGGCCTTTTGCTTACGTATCCATACCGTTCGGCCACCCTTCCACTCGCTTGCAGAAATCTTTGCCTTGTGTTCTTCAGAAAGAGAGTGGCCAAGCCTTGCCTTCAACGAAGCGGCTCTAAAAGCGTCGGAAAGGGGAATACCCTTGTGTGCAGCAGACATCTTGGCCTTTTCTTCCTCTGTCCAGTGCCGCCCCAAAGAGTTTGTGTTGCCCATGCTTGCCGCAGAGTTCCTCTCTCGGGTAGCCAAAGATCGAACATAGGTTGACTTCCCCTTCAATGCCAAGGATATTGTCGCTTTAGCCTCTTCTGACACGTGGTGCCCAAGAGCGTTTGTGTTTCCCATATGTGATGCAGACTCTTGTGCCCGCTGTCCATCTGTCATGTGTTGTCCAAGTCTCATGCGTCAACCGCCCGAGATAAACAGATCATGCGTGGCGTAGTAGTCAGCCTGCACCGTTGGAGCGGCGGCAAGGTGCCCATGAAGGGCGCACAGAAGTGCAATGATCAGATCTATATGCGAGGCCGAGTTTCTCTTTACGGGTTTTATGTTTCCCGCCGGATCTTGGATAATGCTGATATTGTCAAACATCCACCGGAGCACTGGGTTGTCGGGAAACTGGATCTTGCCGGCCATGATCATACGCTGGAGTTCTTTCGTTACGGGCGATAGAGTTCGATAGCCTTGTCTAGCTTCAATCGCGTTCCATCCGTCTGCCTGCAGCTCATTGGAAAACTGGCTAAAGTTCCACGGGTCACCAACGAGGTCGT